CCATTATGTCTAACGCAGTGCTTACTACTCCATCTTCTATTGGTGCTGTTGGTAATTGGAGTGCCCATAATGTTGTTACTGCTAATCAGGGTGTTGGTAGTGGTTTCACCATCAAAGTGAACCCAGACGAAATGCTCGAGAAATATGAGTTCAATCAATTCGTTGTTGAGCACAAAGTCCAAGAGCAAGAACTGTTGACACTGAAAGAGCAGAACGTCAACTATGCTGAAGAAATTAAAGAAGCCATGGCCAAGAATTGCGCTCGTGAGTTCATTAAGAAGCTGTCATTCTCTAAGAAGCATGACCCTGATACTTCTACCCACTCTTTCCGTGGTCGTGTTTGGGTGTTTACCCGAGAAGAATTAGTAAACCTAATCGAAGATGTTAAGCAAGGTAAAGTATGATGATTGATAAATTTGGTGTTCAAGACGAGATCAAAGTCGAGTTGATCAAGAACACTATGAAGACTCGAAAGATTATCGCCGTTGGTGGTGTTCCAGGGACTGGTAAGACTACTCTCTTTCGTAAGTACATGGAAGACAAAAGCTGGATCGAAACTGCTCCAGCCAAGTTAGTAGTTGCTAGCTACAACCAAGATCGAGACTTGTATGTTCTGGGTAAGTACGATGAGGGTGAAACCTTTGCTGGAACAGATCGTCTTTCTATGGCTGTTCAACCACCGCTCCAAGAATGGATCGCCTCCCATAACTGTAACATTCTGTTCGAAGGTGACCGAGTATTCAACCAGTCTTTCCTAGAGTTTTGTATGGGTCTCCCAAATACCGAACTTCAGGTGGTCTATTTGAAGGCTCCACAGACCATGCTGGAGCAGCGCTATAAGGATCGAGGCTCCGACCAGTCCGAGCAATTCCTAAGAGGACGAGAAACTAAATATAGTAACATACTGTCTAATTTCGACCTGATGTCCTACATTACTGAGTTCAATAACACTAACTTAGAGGAACAATCGAAAGTCCTTGCGCATTTGGAGAATCAACTTAGTTAAGCAAGACTTTCTGGGAGGCTATGCATTTCCTAGAAACCGCCAACTACGACTGGATGGGTCTGCTCAATTTTTATGAGCGCCCATTCCGAGCCAAGCTCATCCCATCAAAAGTCTGGAGAGACCTCGACCGTTATGAAAATGACGCTCGGGGTCTTTCACATTATGTCCGCAAATGGCGCACCAAGATCGTCTGGAAAAAAGAAATCTCCAAAGCTAAGATGTACCAATCCTATATTGGGATAGGTGGAGAGTACTCTCCCGATGACCGTCAGTGTGTCTTAATCATCCACACACTAAACTTTGATACTCATGTGTTCACTCCAGAGACATGGGACAGGTTCAAGTATCGTCTAATCCAAACTCTAATGCATGAGTTGATTCATTTTATGCAGTACGATCGCCGAGATGACCAATGGAGCAATTATGTAGTTCCATATAAGAAAGTTGGTCAAAAGAAGAAAGACGAGGAGAGAAGATACCTCTCTGAGTTTGATGAGATCCAAGCATATGCCCACTGCGTATACCTAGACTTTAAGATGTTCAGACCAAACGTCGACATTGATACCTTGCTCTCAAGATGCCGAAAGAAGAAAGACTCCAAGACTCTACACTACTTTCTGAAGACATTCAACTACGATTTTAACAATAATATTTCACCTCAGATGATCATTCGTCATATCGGCAAGTGGGAAAGAAAGTATAATCGACTACCTAAATAATAGATCTACTAGATTAGGGTAAAGATAATGAGTGCTGCTTCAGACAAGTATGAGAAAGACGTTGCCGACAGCGTCGATAAAATTCCAGGCGTGGTAGCTGTTCGCCCACCTGGAGACACAGCGTATGCCGACGTAAAGATTACATATAAGAAAACCACTTCTTGGATGGAAGTGAAGATGAACCACACTGACAACTTGTCCAACCCACGTGTGTACTATGAAAAGGGTGAGTGGAAAACTACTTACAAGACTCCATCTGCCAAAGCTGCTGTAGACATCCTAAACAAAGATCCAAAGACCAAGAAGTTTCTTCAAGAAATCTCTAAGTTTTCTGGTATTCCGATGAAGCAACTAAAGATTCCTACCACAAAGGGTGGTCTCAAAGAAGAAGGTGCAGTACCTCTTCACATCATGAAGAAGTTCTTTGACCAGCCAAGTGTAAACCGATATATTGCCAATAGTGAGAACCTAGATTTAGGTAAGATCGTCACTGAACATTACACTAAGGGTAAGGCTGAGCCAGCTTACTACATGCAAGCAGGTGATGACTTCTATCGTATCTCAAACAAAGACCCATTCAAACTAGGTGCTACCATTCCACTACTATCAGGTCGTGGAGACTTCAAAGTCCGTGTCGCCACCCGTTCTGAGTTCTACGAAGTGCAAGCCGAGATTAAGATCGCTCATATGCCGAATAGTAAGTACTCGCTGAAACCTGGAACTAATAAGACTAATCCGTTCTTAAAATAAAACGGATTATAAATAACTGTATACACTTTATAGATGGATTAAATGAAAGATTACAAACAACTCTTAAAAGAGCTGCCGTCCAAGACCGTAGTTCTCGCCTGTGGTAAGTTTAACCCTCCGAACGTGGGGCATGAACTTGTCGTGAAGGCTGTCAAAAAACTGGCTGAGCAAAAAAGCGCAGACCACGTAATCTATGCATCCACTGCTAGCGATGCTAAAAAGAATCCACTCCTAATCGAAAAGAAACTTCAATACCTGAATATGGTATTCCCGAAGACTAACTTTACCGAGTCTGCCGATAACATTGCCGATGTTGTAAAGAAGTTAAAGGAAAGCTACAAGAACGTGGTCGTTGTGACTAGTTCGGATAAAGCTGCTGCCATGCGTCGACTTGGTGTAGAAGTTATTGCTGCTGGAGAGAAAGATCCAGACTCAGACGATACGATTCGTTCTGCAGCATCCAAGGGATTGTACGAAGAATTCAAAAGGGGGTTGCCAACCGCAGTCCGAGAATTAGACTCTCGTCGTATGATGAATGACGTCAGAGTCGGCACAGGCTTAGAGGCGCTCAAAGAAAGCATCAATCTAGTGAAAGACGATCTACGTGAAAAGTATTTCCGTGGTGAGATTTTCAAGGTTGGTGAAATCGTTGAGTCCGATAAGGTTCGTTATGAGATCGTGAAGCGTGGGTCAAACCACTTATTATTAAAAGAAGAATCAGGGACACTTGTTTCCAAATGGATTCAAGATGTTAAACAGATCGGAGAAACTATGAAACTAGCAGAATCTTACACAGAAGCCGAAGCACATAAAATGCAAGCTACTCAGGCTAAAATGAGTGGCAATATGGGTGCGTTCCATGCCCACATGGCAAACCACCACGACTCTTTAGCCGACTGGCATGGCAGCAAAGGACGTCATAGTTCAGCTGACCACCATGCTGCAAAAGCAGAAGAACATCACGAAGAATCCTTAAATCACACATATCAGGCTGAAGAGAAATATCAGATCGAAACTGAAAAGTGCCCACAATGTGGTAAGGTCCACGAAGGTGTTTGTCCAGAAGACTTCAAACAACCATTCGACCCAATGTTCAAAGAGTCCTTCAAAGAATGGAGAACAAAATGAACGAATTAGTAGCAGCACTTAGAGTAGCCCAAGCCAATACATTCGTTATGTATTTCAAGCTACACTCGTATCACTGGAATGTCGAAGGCATCGAATTTAGTCAATACCATGACTTCTTTGGAGACATCTACGATGATGTTTACAGCGCTGTTGATCCACTCTCTGAGAATCTACGTAAGTTAGACGTAGCTGCGCCGAAGAGCCTAATGGAGATGTATGACTATAAAACTATCACGGAAGACTCTGATGTTCCAGATCTAGACGGTATGCTAGCCAATGCATTGTCTGCAAACAATGAAGTCATTGCTAGCCTAAATAAAGTATTCGCTCTTGCTACATCACAAAACAAACAAGGTTTGTGTAACTTTATTGCAGATCGCCTCGATACACATGAAAAGCATGGATGGCAACTACGTGCTTCTCTAAAAGGATAATAATGAAGTCTTTCGCTACATACTTAAAAGAAGAAAAAGATGCACTGGGTCACGGTTCTGATGCGCATGATGGTAAGTTAAAACATATCCACCACGCTGAAGACCGTCCACTATTGCACGGCGCTGGTGGCTTCGAACATGCTCGTGGTTCTCTACTAAGAGCCCATGCGCACATGAAGTCTGGAGCTAAAAACTCTAATCTGTCCATGAAGTATGACGGCTCTCCAGCTGTCGTTTATGGACACCACCCAGAATCTGGTAAGTTCTTTGTAGCGTCTAAGTCTGCATTTAACAAGACTCCTAAAATCAACTATTCTGAAAAGGATGTTGACAAGAACCACGGACATGCTCCAGGTCTTGCTGAGAAATTAAAGGCAGCGTTGAAACACCTGCCTAAAGTTGCTCCAAAGAGTGGAGTGTACCAAGGCGACTTGATGCACTCTAAGACTGACGTTACTCACCATGAAAATGGTTCAGCGTCTTTCACACCAAATACTATCACTTATACTGCTCACGGTAAAGAAGCCGAAGCAGTTAAGAAGTCTAAGCTAGGTGTTGTTACTCATACACAATATCACGGTAAAGACCTAGCGTCTATGCACGCTGCTCCATTACATAGCAGCGAGGGTTTCAAAGAACACCCAGACGTTTACCATAAGTCTCCTGAGCACGATACATCTAAAGTTCAGTATCCAGAAAAAGCTCAGAAAGAATTCCACAAGCACATGGATGCAGCTAAAGATATCCATGACACTCATGCTGGTAAGATGTACCCTGCCACTAAGAAGCATCAAGGTGAAGCAAGCCACTTGGCTACTTACATTAACTCTACTGTTCGTACAGACTCTGTACCAACTGCTGGTGGTCTACAAAAGCACATCGCTGGGCACTACGAACGTGCTGCATCTAAGCTAAAGTCTGAAGCTGGTCAAGCAAAACGTAAAGCCGAAGGTGCTGAACATGTCGGGCATATTGAAGCTAATAAGTCTCATTATGAGAACCTATTATCAATGCACCACCATTTACACCAAGCCAAGAACGTTTTGGTTAAGCACTTGGAATCTCATGAAGGTGGTCTTGAGCATCACATTTCTGGACAGAAATCTAAGCCAGAAGGTTTCGTTGTTCACCACGAAAATGAACCAACTAAGCTAGTGAACCGTGCAGAGTTTGCTAAGGCTAACTTGTTGAAGGTAAGAAAATGAAATCATTTATCGACTACTTAAACGAATCTTGCACATGCTGGAAGGGATACAAGCGTAAGCCTGGAACTAAGCCATGCGATGAAGGATCTTGCGTCAAAGAAGAAACAGAATTAGACGAAGCCGCTGTTGACGCTAAAGGACACAAGTCTTCTACTGGTGGTCTAACGCAAAAGGGACGTGACGCATACAATGCTAAAGGTGCGCACCTACAAGCACCAGTTACAACTCCACCATCTAAATTAAAGAAAGGTAGCAAAGCTGCCAATCGTAGAAAATCTTTCTGTGCCCGAATGAGTGGTATGGAAGGTGCAATGAAGAAACCAAACGGTGAACCAACACGCAAGGCGCTGGCACTAAGAAAGTGGAACTGTTAATGATTACATTCAAAGAATTATTCGAAGCTAAAGATGCAGGTGGACATGGTTCTGAGAAGCACCATGTTATGTCTTTTGCCCGTATGAACCCACCAACAACTGGCCACATGGAAGTTGTTAGCAAGCTACATGCTGTTGCTAAAGAACATAATGCTCCACACAGCCTTATTGTTTCTGGCTCACACGATGCCAAGAAGAACCCACTGACAGCAGAACAAAAGGTTAAACACCTAAAGCGTTACTCTCCAGAGACTAACGTTAAAGCTGCTGACAAAGAATCCCCAACTATCCTGCACCACGCCGCCGCTCTACATAAGAGTGGCGTTCAGCATTTGCACGTAGTTGCTGGTTCAGATCGCCATAAAGAAATGCACGATCTTCTACACAAGTATAACACTGGTGAAGAACACAAGCATGGTTCTTTCAAATTTAAGTCTATCACAATGCACTCATCTGGTGAACGTGATCCAGACTCTGAGGGTACTACTGGAATGTCTGGCACTAAGATGCGTCAGCATGCCCATGACAACAACTTTGCAGAATTCCGTAAAGGTGTTCCATCCCACGTTTCCGACAAACATGCTCACGAGTTAATGAAGGATGTTCGCCACGGTTCTGGCATTAAAGAACAACAAATCACTTACAAAGAATTGGTTGAAGTTCGTATGTCTGCTGCTGTTAAGTTACAGCGAGCATTTGAACGTGAGCAACAGAAGTCTGCTGCTTCAAGAGAACGTGCCAAGCAATTGTTAGCACCAAAGAAACCAGAGCCAGTTAAAGAGCATATCGAAAAGGTTGCTGGTGGATATGAAGTTGAAAGCGAACACGGTAATAAAAATCTTGGTAAGTCGACAACACTTGCTGGTGCCAAGAAACGTCTAAAACAAGTAGAATACTTTAAGCATATGAAAGAGGAAGAGATGCAATTCGAAGACTTCGATGATAAGAATCTTGCCAAACAAGAACTATCCAATAAGAAAAATAAAGGTGGGTTTCGTGGACACAT